CATGGATCGCTCCTTATGATGCCGTCTGGCGAATTGTTACCAGATGAACGGTGTTTTTCACGAAGTTGACCGGGATTACTGGAGCGATCTCGACCTCCACGTCGAGTACATCGGCCGCCAGCTCCACCCCCAGACTTCTCCAGCTCACCAGCACCAACGAGTCGACCAGCAACCCGAGAGTGCTCATTGCAACACCCTTGGCCGCATTGATGGTGCCGGCGAATCCGCGCTTGCCTACTGCAAATTCCAGATTCGTCCGGAAATTGAAGCAAGCGAAATTCACCGCCGCGTTGACCGAGCCCTCGGAGAAAGCCAGATTGTTCGAGGAGAGGTGGGTGGTCACGTTGCGCACGAATCGGCGGCCCACCCCTTCGACGTTTTCCAGAAAACAGATGCCACCCTGGATCATCTCCTCGGCGTCGTCGGTAGGGGTCCAGCTAACGTCCTGGCGGAGGGACAGGATGTTTGCGTACTTGAACGTCAGCGAGGTTCCGACCGGGGCGCCTGCCTGCATGCCCGCGGCGATGGCCGCGGTGAAAGGCGGCAGAAACTCCTGGCGCTCCCCGGCGGTGTTGTAGCGCTCGATGGCCTGGGGGAAGGCCCGGATGTGTCGGGTGTTCAGGTCGACTGCCTGCGCCTTGGCTTCCGTCTTGCTGGGAACGTCGGTGAGCCCGGCGTTGAGGAGCCCGACGAACCCGTCGCGCTCATTCCGGCCGATGCCGCACATGTACGCGCAGTGAGCGTCGAGAGCGGCAGCGACCGCCGGATCCCCGCTCAGTACCACGATCGAGTTGACCCGCACTTGCTTGAGCAGGTTCAGCGCGTTCTGCCAGTGGGTAAAGAGCGTAGTTCCCTCGCTCCCGCCAGCGAGGAAAGCCGCGGCCACGGTGTTGGCCGGGGCGCCGCCCTTGGCCCCCGAGGCCTTCACCGCGGAGACGTACTGCGAGCTGGTGTTGATCCACTCGATGCACGCCCAGAGGTTGGCGTAGAAGGCCGGATTGGCCGGAGAGAGACAGTTCTGCACTCCCTGCGCCCCGGTGGTCACGTCGAGATCAGCCGGAGAGAAAGTCGTCTTCCCGGTAACCAGGGTGAAGACGAACCCGGCGGCGGAGGCGTAGCGGGCGTTGAAGTAGTCGGCGCATTTCTGGAGCGTCGACTGCACGCTCACCGAAGTTCGGCCAGCGTTAGCCGAGAAGGTCACCGTCTGAGCCGCTTCCACCTCGCCGAGGGCGAGGTACTGCAGCTCCGAGAAGTTCCCCACGCCGGCTACCGGGGTGGTGCCAGCCAGAGTGATCTTCTCCAGCTGCGTAGCCCCAGCAGTGCCCAATCCGATGAGCAGCAGGCGCTTGGTGCTCGCGCCGCTGGAGACCGAAGTCACGGGCAGGTTGCCCACGTAACCGCAGGCGAACTTGGCCAGGCCCTTAACCGGATTGGCTCCGGCGGCTACCGTGAGCAATGTCACGCCACCGCTGTGCTTGGTCACGGTCACCGTGCCGACGGTCGTTCCAATGATGCGCGCGCCAAACACCCGGGAGAAGGTCTTCGCGCCCGCCACCAGTGTAGTACCGTTGAGCGCGAGGATCTCACTCACCGCCGCCGAGGAGGCGTCCAGACCGTAGACGATGAGCGAGAGCCCCACATCCGATGCGCTGGAAGAAACCGCGTCGACCAGACCATCGGCTCCCAGTTGGCTTGCGATATCCCCGTCGAGCCCCAGATTTCCGCGGGTGGCCTTGGCCACGATTGCCCCGCTCGACTCCACTTCCGCGGTCATCGTGTCCCAGCCGTTGGTCGGCTTGACGTACTTCAGGTTGAAGAACACATCCCCGCCAACGTCATCGCCGGCTTCGACCAGATCCTCAAAGAGGATGGTGATGAGCTTGCCCTGCACCGTACCGTCGGCGATGGCCACGTTGATCTGGGAAGTGAAGGCGCCGTAATCGACGCTGGAGAGCGAGAGCACGTTGCCGTAGGTGTTGCTCAGCAACGCCGCCGACTGGGTGGCCGGGTTGATCTTCATGGCCACCACTTCCTGCGCTCCAGCCTGGATGTCCGGATCCTTGGAAGGCGCGAACAACATGTCCGAGACCTCGCGCAGATCCCCGGAGCGGAACAGCTGCTTTCCCTTCTCGGGTTTGGTCATCCGCAAGAAGTCTTTGGGCTCGGTCATTGCCGATGCCGGTTTCCCGCCCACTGCCGTGCCCAGAACCGCGACGATCCCTGAAGCTCCCAGCCCCACCTGCTCCAGGCCTGAAGCATCAACCTGCGAGTAGCTTCCCGGCACGCTGATCAGCCGACCGTTGAAAAAGATACTGGTTGCCATGATTGCTCCTTAGTTGGTGGGGGTCGCCATGAATTTCTGGAACGCATCACGCCACCCCAAGACGGTCAGCGGCCCGAGTCCCGTGCGTTTGACGTGATTGCGGAATCCCGCCAGCTGATCGAACCGTTTGCCCGATAATCGAGACCAAACGTCAAAATTCACTGTCACCCGAGGAGCCGAATTCTCGACTGCTGGAGTGGGTTGAACAGCGGCGGCAGGCTCCTCAACCGGATCGGCAGGAGCAACGGACTCAATGATTTCAGATTTGGTCTCCGGCATCGGTTTCCTCTCCGTCGTAGAAATAGGGAATTACATTGGTATTGACCCCCCCAACATCACTCGAACTTCCGCTTTTGTCAACGGCAATGCCCGAAATCTTGAAGGACTTGGTCAAGCGCGAAGCGCGATCGATCTGCTGCAGTTCCCGCTCGCAGTAGAAGATGATCCGACGCAAGAAAAGATGCTCAGGCATGTACGCCGGGTCAAGCATCAACTCCTCACCGCTCACCTTGATGCTGGCTAGCCCTTGCTCAGTGAGTTTCTCCAGCCCAGCGAGCAAAATGACCTTGGCGATCTCGTAGTAGTAGGCGGTGGTGTCCGGGTGCTCGGAGATGACGGTCAAGAAATAGGTGTGCTCCCAGATAGCCGTGTTGATGTCACACCGGAAGTGCTTGTCATCCTCGTCCATTACCATCCCGCCATCGTCCCCGAGCACGGTCTGACTCTCCCCCTCGCTGCCCAGGGTGATGGCGATGGCCGGGTACTTGTTGTCCTGGCGGGAATAGCCGTTGACCAGCGCAACCGGGTGGGCGACAAAGAAGGTCTTGATCGCCGTTACCTCCGCAGCAGCCAAGCCGTAGTTGTCCAGAAAAATGTCTTCCAGAATTAGCGGGTCCGCAATGATGGCGTTGAAGCCATCTTGGAGTAGATCGATGAGGTAGCGCTGGATCATTTAGAGCCCTCTAAATAAGCCTGAAAGGCCTCTGGAGCGATCTGCTGGACGTAATCGGCCACCTGCTTGGCCAGATGCTGAGCAGGGATGGCCTTGCGGATCCAGCCGGTGGTGACTCGGGTGGAGATTGTCCGGAAAGTCATGTAGAAGTTCTGGGTGCCCTTCTCATAGGTCTTCTCCATGCGCACCATGCCCGAGTAGATATCGCTCTTATGATGCGACTTGAGCAGCGGGATACCCATGCCGCTAGTGTCGAGCCGGGAGCCCCAATTGGTCTTGCCGCCAGGACCACCGAAGGTTGCGGTCAGCTGCTCCTTCGCCGCCCCGTAAACCTCCTTGCCCAGTTTCTTGGCATTGGCGACCGCTTGATGCCCGCCGTAGGCCGACCCCATCGGCTGACCTACCTGCTTGGTCGATCCGGGGGTGGTATGGCGGAAGGGGATGGCCCGGTAGTAGCCCGGCTTCTGCCCCTTCTTGGGCTGAGCCTGGCGCTTGCCCTTTTGCCCGAAAGGCGCGACTGGCACGTTAGAGCCCAGCAAGATCTTGCGTAGATCGAGTTGGGGCGAGCCGTCTTCGAGCATGTGCGGGATCTCGCCCACCAGAGCGATCACCGCTACCCCCGGCATCGCCGCCACTGGCTGGATGCCGCGGATGTAGTCGTTGCGATAGCTGGACTTCAACCCCGAAGCAAGCTTGATCCACTGGGCCCGAGCCGCCTCGGCGATGTCTCCGAGCACAGTGTCGACCGCGCCCTTGGACAACCCGCCAACCAGCGCCGCCGGAATCAATGATCCCACCATCTCTATTTTTATACTCATGAGTGCAGCTCCGGGATGAAGTCGTAACGCACCATGGCCTGGATGGGCAGCCCACGAGGATCTCCGCGCAGGGTCTTGGGGTTTGGAATTTTGAATTTAACCGTGGTCTGCCGGATGATGTGCGGGTGCTCGACCACCAGCACGACCGGGTGGCAGAGGTAGTGGATGGAGAGCTTGGTCCCGCTTGCGGGAACCACCTCCGGGCGAAACCTCACGTCCCCAGCATCGATCACAAAATCGGTGTCCGGCCTGTAAACCCGGGAAAAAGATCGTAGGTAGTTCACCCCAGTGATGAGGTACCTGCCATGCAGCAACGCGGTACCGTCCGCGATGATCGTCTCCCCGTAGATGATCTCGCTTTCCAGAATGGTCAGCTTGTCGTAGTATCCGATCTTGTTTTCATGCCGCACGGTCATCATCATTGACCCAGCCATCCAGTTCCCCAGCTTGTCCCAAGGGCTGTACTCATTCTGGAGAGCCGTTACCACCCCACGAATGCACATCGCGTTGTTGGCCTCGATGATCCGCTTCTGCACCTCGTCCATGACGCCGATCTGGGCATAATCAGGAGCGGTGCCCCCGCCGAAATAATGCCACCCTGACCCCTTGCACAGTGGGCAGTTGGGGTCTGGCTGTTCGGTCTGGGTCACTACCGGCTGGCAAGGACAGATAGCCGCCCGCTCCCACGCCAGCAGATACCCCTTGGTCTCGACCAGGAGGGCGAAAGAGTCGGGCAGAAAATCCGCCCGAGACATCGACTCCTTCATCCCCTGCGGGATGTTGGAGACTGGAAATCTGGGGCGAGTCGGAGAGATGGTCATGCCACCACCATGCGCAACCCTTTGTAGTATTTCTCAAGGGTTGGGATTACTTGCTTGATTTCCTTCTCATATTGGGCGAGTCGGGCGCCATAACCCGCGTACATCGCCGAAGAAGTTGTGGTATATCCTTGACTTAGCCCGTCGATGCTCAAATTCTGGGACGCAATACCCGCACCCCCCAGTAAATCGCCTAGGGGATTTAATGGCCCGAAAGACGCCAACTTAGCGATGGCGTCGCGCAACACCGGCGGGAGGGTCCCGGTCTCGAACCCAGCGGTGTAGTCAATCTGGAAAACCCCGGGGATGAAGCGCCGGGCGCCGTAGAGATGGGGCAGCCACGGTCCCGATGTCCCCAGCACCACCACGCCCGATCCTGCGTACCCCGGCACCACCTGTACATGCCCGGCTTCTCGCTCGACGTGCAGAAACTCCCGCCCAAAAGTCTGGACGGTGTGGCCCCCAGCTCCAGGCATCACGATGCGCAGCTCATCCACGTCGATGATCGGGTAGTCCTTCGTCTTGATGAACACGTACTGGCAAAAATCCTCCGCGTAGTAATCGTGTGACTCAGAGGTGATTGGCTTGGGCCGGAGCGAAAGCTGCAAGCGGTGCTCAAACCACGAGACCGCGCTCTTGATGAACCACTCGTACAGCGAATCGGGCATCGGGGTTCCGCTGTCATCGGTAAGGTCGAGCCCATAGAGGTAGTTCGTCTTCAACTCCGCGACCGACACGATTTCGAGGGCGAAATCTCCTTCCCCCTGTTGTGCATCGGAGAGCGAGGATTCTAGCAGCGAGACCGAATGAAAATAGCTCGATTTGTAGTAGTAGCCAGCAGCCCCCGCTGAATCAGTGTAATCGTAGACCATCTTCCCCGTTTCGAGCGGGATGCGGGTTCCAGAATCCGTGATCTCAACGTAGGTGCCGTCAAGGCCAGTGACAGAACGATAGATCTTGATCCGATTGAATGTCCGCTGGACCACTTCCAGATTTGCGACCACGACTTTCAGGGTGATGACTGCCATCTAGTCCTCCTCGGGCATCGAGGTAAACAGGGCTGGTCGCTCTGACTGGGGCGCTATCACCGGGGCCAGCTCTGCCTGAGCGGCCAAAGAGGCTTCGATCTCTTCACTGCTTACCTCTGGGATATCCTCGCCCGTTAGGGTATCTGGTTGGATGATACGGGTCTCGGGGGCACCGGGGCAACCCCCATCTGCGCCGCCGCCAGTATGCACATCCGAATGGTACTCGACCTCCAGAGAATCACCAGCAAGGGGGGCCTCCTTCATCACCACCTTGCGCGTTCCCTGAACCAAAAATCCGTCATCCCATGCGCGGACCTTCAGCCGGCCGTTGACGAACACCTGCACCGTTTCTGGAACAAAAACGAAAGAAACCTGAAACTCAGTGTTGATCCCATCGACTGCTCCAACCAGGGTATCTCCAGCAGTTTCCTTGAGCGTGATCATGGTTGGGCCTCGTACTGGGCGGATAGGCTGTCGCCCGCGAGAGGTGCTTCTTTCATCTGAATCTGACGGCCGCCTAGCTCCGAGTACCCCGTGTCCCAGTCCGCCACCAGCCGCACCCCATTTCGCCAGATCGACACCGTTCCAGAAAAATACCCATAGCTTGTCCAGAAAATCCGGTTTACCCCGTCGGGGGCGGGAGTGAGCATCTCGCGCAACAGGCTCCTGGCGATCACGATGGCCATTGAACCGCATCCACAGTGGTTCGCGCGTACCAATCCAGATCCATCCCGTTGCAGCTCAAACGTAGTCGCTGCATCTCCCCCAGCAGATCTTCCAGCACTCCGCGCAGGTCATCCATGTGCCGGAAAGTATCCGCATGAAAACGCAACGGGCTGTAGCGTTTGCCCGTTACTTCTTCGAGGGAGATCTCTCGAACAGTGTCACCCAAGGCGTCGAGGGTCTCCATTTTCGAGCAGCTCCCGCACATATTCACGCAGCTCCTGGCGTAGATCTATCTTTCCCCGGTTGTGCAGATCTTCCAAGCGTTGGAGGAGGGCGGGACGCAGTTGGCGCATCTCCTCGCGGATGTGGTCGACCACGGAAAATAACGCATCAACCTTGCGGCCGCGCGTCGACTCCATCGCCGTGTCCTCCCGGACAAACTGCTCCCAGCGATCCCGTAGTTTCTCCATGGTCTCATCCAGCCGCATCACCACCCGCAATTCACGCTCCTCGCACTCTTTTCTCTGCATGATGACACCAGCAATGATATTCCCCAATTCCTGGTACTTCTGCTCAGTTTTCTCACGGTGGGTCTGGAGAAGCGATCGCATCAAAAATCCAACGATCGAGGAAGTCAATCCTATCGTTCCCCCTACGATCGCTAGAACCAACTCAATGCTGATCGATGGCATCTGCCTGACCTTTCTCTCCCAAGAGAATCCAGATCCGAGCTAACATGCGGGCCAGCGGTTTTACTGGTTTTCCCAGCCAGTCGTTGACCTCATGCCGCATATAATCCAGTTGTAAATCTATTCCCTCTACCTCGCTCAGCACAATGATGGGAAGGTCTAGCGTACTGCGTTTCAACTCTTTTCTAGCGTACTCGATCACCTGCCAATTGCACGCCCGGGCTAACCCGATGTCGATCACCAGTACGTCAACCTCAAAACTCACCAGATGCTCTAGCGCACCTTCGACCGTGCCTGCTTCCAGAATTTGAAATCCGTAGCGGGTCAGATACTCCCGATGAATGGCCTGCGATTGTACGTCTTCATCTACAAGCAACACCCGCATACCGGCCTCCTGGTTAGACCGTAGCGTCTTTCTCTTCGGGAAAAGTATCCGGGTTCTGGAGGCATGTACTCCATATAGTACGCACATCAATAAATTGCGGACAATCGAGCTTGATGTTAATCCCATTAAGCACCAGCGCTAAGTACTCTGAGCAGAATAGCCCTTTGTAACTGCGCAAGGGATGGCGGACTTTGAGTTTCAAATACCGCCAGCACAGGAGCAGCAACCCGAATACCACCAGGCCCTGGTAGTCGTACCGTTCCCCGAAGTGGATAGCGTTCACCCTCAACGAATCCCAAATCTGCGCGTGATTGATCAAAAACCGCTTACGCCAGATACGCTTTTTCTGGGGGGTGGCGCGCACTCCGCGAGTCATTGCTTCTGCGACCCAAAGTGCATCCCAATCAGTCGATTCATAGATTATGGCCACATGGTTGTACTCGAACCCGCTTACCT